ATTGCTTCTTTTGAACCTCTTGTTGTTACATTATATTTTTTAAGTAGTTGCTTTAATTTATCTACTGAAATGGTGTTTTTTTTGTTTATATGAATAATATTTTTTTTAGTTTTATTTTGATTGTTTGTTTGATTGTTTTTTTGATTTTTTGTTTTTTGTAATTTATTTTTACTCAGTTTAGACCACCGCTTACTAGTTTTTGTTTGTATTATTATCCACATATTGCCATCATTACCACGTTTCTTTATTCCTAATGTAAAGTTGTTAGCACTTTCCGATGGTGCTTGTCTAGTTGCCATTATTTATATATTATATTTTATATAACATACTAAAATAAATTTACAGAAAAAATGTATAGCAAATAATTATTAAACAATAGCATTTAAATATTTATTACTCTTAACTAATAATTATTAATTTTTATTTGAATTATGGAGTTTATTATTAGAGAACATATTATTCCTTTTACAAATATAAACTTGGCTTTATTTATTTTATGTTATTTTAAACCTTACAAAAATTATATAACTTATGATTATTTATATAGTATAAGTTATTGTTGGAATCACATAATTTTTATAACATTTAATGGTGCATATTTTATAGATAACACAACTTTTAGGAGAATGGCAATTAGAAAAAGAATTTCACTCCCGCTTTTTCATATTGGAAATATGATTTTACATAATCTACCATTTTTATATGTAAATATTTATATACCTAAAAATGTGACATTTTACCAATCATCGTTAGCATGTTTTATTAATTTATTGTGGTGTTATTGGGCAACATTTGGAACATTTGATATTAAATACGTTTATGTATATATGAAAAAACAACAACAAATTAAATTATATATTATAAATATAGGTTCAATATTTTATGTTCCTTTAATTTTTCATAGCAATAAATATATAAGAAATAATTTTCTATATGTATAATATTATTTATTAATATTATTTATTAAAATTATACTAATTAAAAAAATAATATAAAGATTATTATACAAGTTAAAATAATAGATTGTAATAATCTATTCATTTTTTTAGCATTGGTGCCCGAGCGGTCTAAGGGGTGCGACTCAAGTTCGCATGGCGCAAGCCTCGTGGGTTCGAACCCCACCCAATGTATTCATTTTTTTATATTTTATATAATATTTTTATACAATATTATATAAAAAAATTATTACATGACTTTTTTTATTTTTAATAAATTATTTTTTTAATTTTTTAATTTTTTAATTTTTAGAAGATACAATAGCTTTTTGACGTACTAATCGAGGCGGCTCAGTAGAACTACGAGGAGTTGGTGGAGGTGTGGTAATACAAGATTGACTACGTTCAATTTGTGTAAACGCAGTTCCCATACTACTTTTTTGCCTATTTACAACATTGCCAACCGATCTATATGCTGACATACACTCATCTTGTGTTTCACTATAATTAATAGCGTGACTTGGTAAAATACCAATTTTTGATGCCTCAAAAATAGCATCTTGATTAGCACCTAAATAAAGGAGTTCAATGTTATATGATTTTTGTGCGCTGTCAATAAGTTTTTTTAGAGACTTCGCATTAAATTTTTTACTACAATTTTCACAACCATCTGTAGCAACATAAATTAAACACTTGTCATAACAATTTGGAGTATGAAGTTTTTTCTCCATGAAATATGTAAGTGTAGAACCAATAGCATCATATAATGCTGTTTGCCCACGAGGAACAAATTGTCTTAATTCGATTGGTCTAACCTCATTAATATTTAATGACCTAATTAACATTTTTTCTTCATGGTCAAATAATTTAATAGATACATTTACTTGCTCATTTGGTTTTAAATCGTGCTTAATAATTTCAAGTGAAGAGTTTACTCCACCAATAGTATCTTGTTCTTTACCACACATAGAACCAGAACGATCAATAATAGCAACAACTTCTTGGATAAATAGTGCCATATTATATTAATATTAGTGTTAATATTACTGTTAATATTAAAATAATATTAAATCAATTTTTTTTAATATAAAGACATATAAACCTATATAGACATATAAACCTATATAGATATATAAAATATGCACTATCAGGCTAGAGACTTTACTTTATTTGTTAAATCTATATTTTCTAGTTATTTTATAAATAAATGTGTTTTAGATGTTGGTTCAGGAGATATTAATGGAAATAATCGATTTTTATTTGAAAATTGTGAGTATCATGGAAATGATGTTATACAAGCAAAAAATGTTACAATTGTATCAAGAACAAAAGATTTACCCTTCGGTGCAAATACATTTGATACAATTATATCAACAGAATGCTTTGAACATGACCCAGAATATAAAGAGTCATTTAAAAAAATCTATGAAATGTTGAAGCCTGGAGGTTTGTTTTTTTTTACATGTGCTTCAACTGGTCGTCAAGAACATGGAACAAGAAGAACAACGAGTTGTGATTCTTATGGTACTTTAGGCAATATAGAAGATATGTCAGATTATTATAAAAATCTTACAGAAATAGATTTAAATGATGTATTACCATTAAATATTCTATTTTCAACATGGGATACATACTTTCACGATGAGGCAAAAGATCTATATTTTGTGGGAATAAAAAAGACCGAGTCAGAGTTAGTTGTTAATAATACTTTAAAAAAATATACAGTTTATAGAGTTATAAATACAACATCTAATATTAGTGTTTAAAAAGTATAGTAAAAATATAATTTACACAAAAAAATTGATTACATATTTATTTTTATTACTAATCAATATTTACTAAAAAATGCTAAAGCAACAAATGCTAATTGAAAAAACTAATTATGAACCCCATCTTAATATTGAATTATTGACGGGAGCATTTATAGAAAATAAATTTAAAAGCATATGTAAAACAACTATTTATAATGCTTATATTAATGAAATTTTAATAATTGAATATTTGAAATATAGACTAGCTACAGATCCTCAAACGTTTACTGATGTACTATTTACTATAGATTTGCCATTTGTTCAAGATTATATTGAACATATAAAACAAGTTAGCATAACTTGTGAAGATATTCCTGTAATAACTTATGTATATAATACACTATTGCGTGAACCGGGAGATAGGGAACTATGGCCACATGATAAAGCCTCGCTAATCCTTGATAAAATACAATGCTTCTTTGATATTGATGAAGACAAACTAGCAAATGAATTAGTAGAAGTAATAAGTGAAATTTATTATGATACATTATGGTAAGCATAAATCATAAATCAAAATGCTAAAAAATTTAATAATATTAATTTTAAAATATTTTTTTTAATTAAATAAAGTGATAACAATTTTTTGAGCAATAATAAAATTTGCTTTGTTTTTTATAAAAATCATGTTGTAGTTTATATTTTTTATTACAAATATGACATTTTATATTTGTTAAATTATTAACATAGACTATTACATCCTCATTTAAAAGTACTATTTTAAATTTAGAATTTTTTGATTTTAATTTTAAAAACATTACATAAAATAATATAATATTATATTTATATAATTTTTATAATGTATTATGTATTATGTAACAAATTTTTCTTCTAATTTTTTTATAAATAGTTCTAAATTTGTGTTTAATAATGTTGAATTTGAACACAATGCTTTTAAGGTATTTCTTTTAGAACCAGACTTTTTATCATATATTAAATAATAATTGTTGGGTTGTGTTTCGTGTCTTCTAATACTAATATATTTTGGCAATATTATTGAATTTTTTTTCTTTTGTAAAATATTAGAAACTGGTAGTTCGCATTTAGGAACTTGTGGCTCACTTTTTATAACCTCGCCATTGCTCTTTATAACCTCTTCATTGCTATTTACAAGTTGTTTTGTTTCATTATTTTTATTATATAATTCATATTCTTCTTCAATAATTAATAACATTTTTTTTATTTCTTCTAATTTTTCTAATATATTTATTTTATTTGATTTGGATGATACATATAATTTATTATGTATATTGTGAGGATGTTTTTCTATTTTAAAATATTCTCTATAACATTTATTTTTTTGGTCATAACATTCTTTATAATAATTAACATATATAGGTATATTACATTGTTCTATATTATTTGGTAATTTTACAGCATTATGCTTTCTTTCTCTCTTAGATTCTTCTTTTGTTATTAAAATATTTGATAAATCATTCATTTATACTAAAATACTACATTAAAATATTAAAAACATTAAAACATTAAAATATTACAGATTTTGTTAAATATAGCCAAAAGAAAATTCCAACAAATGCTTTAGCAATTAAATCTAACATATTATATCCTATTAGTTTAATTGCTTCATTTGCGTAATAAAATACTCCATACAAAGACCATAAACCTAAGTACAACCAAAATATTAATTTTGACTGATATGTTGTTTTGATACTTGTCATAAAAAGTCTCCAAATAGTACCAAATGTTAAAAATAAAAATATAAAACCCATAAAACTTGCTAAATTTCTATTAAGTAAACCTATTTCCCCGCTATATCCAAAACCTAACATTAAAAGATTAAAAAATAAAACTAGTAAAAATGGTTTAATTTTAACTGGTATTTTATTTTCATAACCTAGTAACATGGAAAGTGCTAATAACATAAAAGGAGTAGTGATTATCCAATCAGAATAACGCATATTATTAATTTTTTCTAAAGGAAGAGTGTCAACAGAATCATGATTTTTTTCTTCTAATAAATCATTTTTTGAGTGATTATATTTTTTTGTTTTATTTATTTGTTCTATAAATAATCCATAAAAATAACTAGCAATAACTGAAATACATGTTTCTAAATTTAAAATATGACGAACTTGTGGAATAGGACTTCGTAATGCTTCAATAAATGTAATTACCGAAGTAGTAATTAAAAATATATATGTAATATAAAAACTATTTATTACTAAAGATGTATTCATAGTAATGTATTAATATGTTATAATATAATATATTGTAGTAATAATATATTGTAGCAATAATATATTGTAGCAATAATATATTGTAGTAATAATATTTTATTGTAATTCAATAAAAAATTATTAATAAGTGAAAAAATAAATAAGTAAAATTATTTAATTCGAGTAAGCTAAACCACCCATACCCGACATAATGCGGAGGACGTTGTAGTTGACAGCATAAACGCGGACTTTGGCAGTGCTTACACCTGAAACGGTGGCATTAGATAAAACTAATTGTAAAGTGGCATTGTCAATTCGCGAGAAGTTGCATGTGCCGGATGGTTGGTGTTCCTCTGGTCTTAGGGCGAACGAGTAAACATTAATACCAGTGTCTGGTGCCCGAGTGTGGTGCTGGAAAGGCTGGACTAAGTCGAAGTATGTGCCTTCACGCTCAGAAAATCTGTCTTGTCCGTTTAATTGTAATTTGGCAACAACAACTGGATTTTCACCCCAGCAGTGCATATCTAAGGCAGTTTCGGCTAAAACGAAAGTGCCGGCATCGGAAACACCGGAGTCTGTAGTGTTATCAGTTCCCCAACCCGCACCACCGCTTGTAGTAACACTATTGGCAAATGGATCTTGGAACATTCCACTGGCATTAATAAAACCATTACCAGTATCTCCAGATGATTTTATATTGGTTTTACCACCAAAAGCATGAATCGCATTTGGTAAAGCATCGTAAGCATCTGTGTAGTTAAAAGGTTGGGCACCCAATAATTTATTTAAGTCATTATTAGCAGTTATTGAAGCACAATAGTCGACATTTGCGTCTGGTTGAACAACCCAGATTAATTCTTTGCATGGATGATTTAAATTTAATTTAATTTTGTTTGATGATGAACCGACCGATTCATCGCCGGTGAATTGTAATTGTTCAATTAAATATTCGTGTGGATTTTGGGCCATACGTCTGCGTTCATCAGTATCTAAGAAAATGTAGTCAACAAATAGCGATGCCGCAGCCAGTGATTGTTTGTATGCTTGATCAACTTTTGTACCAGTTCCATCAACATTATTTACTGCCCATAAGCATTCTTCAATATTGCGAATGTCTAAGTTAATTTTTACTTCATGGTATTGTAAAGCAATTAAAGGTAGAGCTAAACCGGGATTACGGCAATACCAGAATTGTAATGGAACATATAAGGTTGTTTCTGGAAGAGCTCTACGTGGAGCACAAACTTGGCGAATACCATCAGAAGAGCAAGGACCATCAACTTCGGCAAAATCTGGGTCGCAAATGTATGTTAATTGAGTAGTATTACCAATCATTTTATAGTAACCACGTTCTTGTTCTTTTGATAGAGTTAGTTGGCACCATATGTGCATCCAGTCGCCATATTGACGATCGATGCGCTGACCACCAATTTCGACTTCTACTTGTGAAATTAACTGCTCACCGGGGAAATCTAACCATCTCGCATATACATTGTTATTGCCTAATGATTGACCAATTTCAGGAAGAGTAATCTGTAAATAGGTGCGGTAAGCTAAATCGCCATTGCGTGAAATAGTGCATGTAACACGACGACCAAAATCCGCTTGACCATTGAAAGTTTGTTCAATTGATTCCATCGCGAAGTTGGTATGACGACGGTAAGTTACTTTCCAAAAGGTAATTTGAGGATTACCTGTTAAATAAACATCTTGAGCGCCATAGGCGACTAATTGCATTAATCCACCAGCCATTTTTTTATAATATTCCTAAAGAAAAAAATTTTTTGAAATTAAATTAAATTAAATTTAATTAAATAATTAAATAATTAAATAATTAAATAATTAAATAATTAAATAATTAAATAATTAAATAATTAAATAATTAAATAATTAAACATTATTATTATATAAATTTTACTTCATTAAAAATATAATCTTTAATCAATGAAAAAATTTACTACTATTAAAACAACATTGGATAGTAAACATAATGAAATAATAAAATCTTTTAAACATAATGAAGAAGTAGTTATTCCTAAATATTTAAAACAAATTGAAAAACTTGAATTAATGTTAAATAAATCAAAAAAGAAATTGGAAATACTAGATAATATTAATAAGTATAAAAATATTATAAAATCTCTCAAAGCTAAAGAGAAAAACTATTATTTAAACAACTCTAAATATATATTTGATTATTTTGAAAATAAAAAGAATATATCCACTAATGAAACATTTGAAAATTCAGATAAAAATAACATAGTAAAACATTTTTTTTCAATAAATATTTCAGACGAGTCAAACAATATTATTAATGATGAAACAAATAGTGCTAAAATAAAAGATGAAAATTATATTAAAATAAATAACAATAATTTTATAGATAAATATTTTAATAATATTGATTCAAAATACTTAAATTATGATAAATTTATTTACCCATCTGATATTTGTAGTGTATGTAAAAGAGGAGAGATGGTTTATGTTGAAAGCGAAGGGATGTCAATATGCAGTAATTGTTCAAATAGTATTAAATATTTAATTGAAATAGATAAACCATCTTATAAAGAACCACCAAAAGAAGTATGCTTTTATGCTTATAAAAGAATAAATCATTTAAAAGAAATATTAGCACAATTTCAAGCAAAAGAAAGTACAAATATACCTGATGAAGTATTTGAAAATATTAAAAATCAAATCAAAAAAGAACGCATAAGTCTTAACGATTTAACAAATAAGAAAACCAAAGAAATATTGAAAAACTTGGGTTACAATAAATATTATGAACACATTCCATTTATAAAAGATAAGTTAGGAATAAGACCTCCAATAATGAGTGCAGAACTTGAAGAAACATTGTGTAATTTATTTATGGAATTACAAAAACCTTATTCTAAATATTGTCCTAAAGATAGAGTTAATTTTTTAAACTATTATTATACATTATATAAATTATGTGAATTGTTAAACGAACGCAGTTTTTTGCCATATTTTCCTATGTTAAAAGATCGTGAAAAACGCATAGAACAAGACCAAATATGGAAGAAAATATGTGAAGATTTAGGGTGGAAATTTATTCCTATACCTTAATTATATACAAATATTTTAATATACATTTTTTAAAAATATATTTTAATATACATTTTTTAAAATATTAATAAAAATTGAAATAATATTTTAAAAATATTTAAAATATATCAACAAGTGAATATTAAAATATATGGCACAAATAAAAGAATATTTAGAACAAGAAGAACAAGAAGAACTATTATATGAAGTAAAAAAAAAATTTTACGAGTTCATTGAGAAGTTTGATGATGAACTTAAAGAAGATTGTAAAGTTGACACAATTTATATAGAATGTCTTACACGAAAATATCCACACTTAAAAAGAACTAATAATGACTTAAAAAAAAAAATTAAAAACAATAAATTTGATCAAATACATCCACCAAAAATATGTGAATTTTTAACAATATACGATACAAGTAATATATTTAACCAAGATGAAAAGATAATTATATATAATTATTGTATTAATAAAATTACACCTATTTTTAAGCACGCACAAGCAGGAAAAACAGCTATATGTAATTTAGAAATTATAGATAGTTATTTAAAAATTATAGATGGATTTTCAAAACCAAATATTCTTTCAGTTTGCATAACCAAAAATGTTCTTGAGGCAAATGCTCAGTGGTTTGAACGCCTTTTTAAAGATTTAAAAAATAGATTTCCTAAAACTAAACTTAATGAAGAAATTATAGTTATATCATCAAAAAAAAATATATTAGGAGAAAATGCCACACATTGTAAAAATATTGATATTGTTACGGCAAAATTATGTGAGCCTAATAATATTAAAATTATATTTATGTGTAGTAATATGATTAGAATAACTGATGTACTAAAGCTATGTAAACGTTTAAATAATTTAACAGATTCATTAAGAAAAAATATACAAATTTTTCACGATGAAGCTCATAATCCCAATGAGGGTATCCCAGCTTATCGTGATATTATTGAACATATTATTTTACAAGAAAATGTATGTGCATATATACCTATTTCTGCATCTCCGGAACCTATATATGATGAAGCAAATAATTTATGGATAAAACAAATTATTGAAAATAACGTTATTAATTATACATCATTCAGTAAGATTAAATCAAATGACCCAGACTATTCGTCTTGTGCTAATGCTGTTACTATTTCCTTTGAATCACTTAAAAACTGGAAAGACTATAATATAGATAAAATAGATATAAAAACTTGCGAGGAAACTTATCATAAAAAGCTTGAAACAATAAATAAATATACAAAAAAAGCTTGTCTAAAACAACTATTAATAGCAATAAATAGATATAAAGAATATAACATAAGTTCAGAAAATGAATTATTGACTCCAGGAAAACATATAGAATTGATTAATAATCATAAAGATGATATAGATGATAAAGATGATAAAGATGATATAGATGATATAGATGATAAATATGATAAAGATGATAAAGATGATAAATTATTTGATATTTATTCAATTGAAGAAGTCAGAAATCTTATTAAATCATATACTATTGAGACATGGAGAACACTAGATTTTTGTCCTTTTATGGAAAATGATAAAGAAACTGAAGCAGTAAATAATGCTCTAAACTTTTTAGATTTGAACTCATTGTATGAAACACCTGTTTTTATAGCTGATGAATTTTATTTGTATATTATTTCTACGCCTCGTAGAAACATTATTACAAGATATATAGCAAAAGAAGCAATTAAGAAAGATTATAATCCTATTGTTTTAGCAATATATGAAAGCAAATATCATTTGTTTTACGATGGCAATGAAATTGTTGTAGACTCAGATATTATGAAAACTGGTGAATTTAATGAAAAATTATATAATTTAATTGAATATCTTAAATCAAAAAATATTAATATAAATAGACCTTTTATTATTATTGGTAATTATTCGCCAACCGGTGAATCCATTACATATGTAAATTACAAGTATGGAATTGTAAGAGCAAATTGTCGTCTTATTTCAACAAATGCGTCATTAGATTATCAAGAAGGTTCACGTAGTAACTATACTACAAAAAAATTTAAAGAAAATAATAAAGATTGGAAACCGCCTATTAAATTTTTAGTTGGACCAACATCATTTATTCAAAATTGTTTAAATGTTGAAAAAGAAAATGATGAGCGAATTGATACACTTATGAATAGCATGACAGATTCTCGTGAAACATATACACATGTATTCAATAATATAACTTCAAATAATAATATTAATAATTTACAAATTTCAATTCCTGTAAAAATTACAATTGGAGATCCAACACATCCACGTGTTAAAAGATTATATGATATAATGATTATAAAACGTAAGAAAGAAGTAGAAAAAAAAGAATTTTTCAACATTTTAATGGAGTGTGTAAAAGATCCATATATAGATGTCACACTAGAAGACAAAACTGGTAAATTATGCGATGAGTTATATACGATTAAAGGTTTTAGAACATATAAAAAGAAAGAGGAACCAAATCATAGTAGTTGGAAATTTAAAAGTTATTATAGTCATTATTGTATAAATACGCCATTTATTAATGAAAAAAATAATTATATTAATAAATATGAGTGTGATTTATTAACGTGTGTTGATGATTATATAGAAGAAAATAAAAAAGATAAACCATTTGTAAATTTTAAAAAAACATGGTGGTTATCTTATACATACTGATTTAAAATTACACCATATTATTTTACATGTTATAATAGATTATTTAATTTAAAATTGCTTAATCATCAAACTCTAGTCCGCTTAATAATCCGCTAAAAATATTAATTATATCTAAATAATAATCTAAAGATGCTGTTATAAAATCACCAGAATAATTACGCTGTAAAATATTGTTAGTATCATACATAATGTATAACGAAAATACCATTAATGAACCAATAACTAGTATTTTTTTTAATAACGAAGATTCAGCAATAAAAATTTGGACAATAGAAACAATGACTAAAAAGAATAAAGCAATAAGCAAACCAAGACCAAATTTAAAACCTAATTTAATACCGCTAGCTATTAATGCTACACCAAATGTAAACATAGTAACAAAAATACTAGCTGTTCCAACTAAAGCACTTTTAACAATAGCAGGATCTATTCCTGATTTTCTATATCCTAAAATTACACCAAAAGCAGTTGAAAAGAGAGAAAATAATATAAATTTTAACCATGGAGGCATAGTAATAAATGCCAAAATTAGAATTATGACAAAAATAGCTACATATGCTCCAATAAGTTTGCTATTGAATTTTTTTGTATCTTTATTTTTATCTTCTTCATCTTCTATTTTAATATTTTCACTTACATAATAAGTAATAGAAAGTTGAGATACTAAAGTTGCTAAAATTAGAGCAAAAAATACTCTTTTTTCACTTATTAATTTAAATAATTGCATTAAATTATTGTTTTTAAAGATAGGTTTTTTATTTTTAGCTACTAAATTTGACTTAGTAGAATTCATAATATATTTTATAATATAATAAAATATAATAAAATATATTATATTATATATAAATATGCCTTCGCAAAGACGTAGCTCATCGCGTTTAAGAAGTTCAGCTGCTAAAAAAATTCAGAAACACTTTAGAAGTAAAAAAAGACAAAAACAAAGGCAAAGGTCAAGTGCAACACGAAAAATTCAGACAAGAGCACGTGCAAAAATTCAAGGAAACAAAACAAGGAAACTAATTAATAGAGTAAAAACTATTATGCAAACAGATAATACTTGTCCAATATGTTTTGAACAAATGACTGAAAAAGTTGCTACATTATTGCCTTGCGGTCATAGATTTCATACTAAATGTATAAAAGATAGCATGCCTAGCACTCGTGGAGAATGCCCACTTTGTAGAACAGGCATAGTAAATATACCATATGTGCAACCAGGAAGAGCAAATCGAACATTTGGTAATGTTCCGCTTTCACAACAACAACCACAAGCACCTCCAGCACAACCAGCAATATTAGACCCAACACAACGAAGACAATATATATTACAACGGTTGCGAGAAATCGAAATGCTAGAACAACGCATAGCAGAACTACCCGACCCGAGAGAAATGCCAAATATAACTTTAAATCAAGCAATACGTATACAATATAATATACGCCAAATTATAGATGAGCTACGACCGCTATTTTATGAAGCTTCTGAAAATTATCGAAACTATAGAGATGTTAGAACAAATGGAACACTTGACCAAGATGTTACTAATATGTATTATATAACGTCTGATTTATTAAATCGTGCGCAAGTGCTTAGGAATAATGCAACGCAAATGGTAGATGAGCTTACAACTGATGAATTTCCAGAGATTTGGTAATGTATTACTATTTTTATAGTCTTACTACATTATATTATATTATATATTATAATATAATATGGCAAAAACAAGAAAAGTTGGAAAAAAGAGAAATTTAGTAAAAAACCATAAATCAAGAAGGTATGCAAAAGGTTATGATAAAGCATATGTGAAAGGTTATGAGGAAGAGGAGAAAGCTTATGAAGAAGCAGTTTCTGCTTTGCTTTCGAAAAAGTTAAATGATGTTCATTTAAGAACATATGGTCAAGAATTTGATGACCCCGGAGATCCATCACTTGTATCACAAATAGTTTCACATTTAGTTGAAAATAAAAGAGCAGCACCACGAAAAATTCAGTCAAGATTTCGAGGACAAAAAACTAGAAAACTGCTAAGTAGAATAAAAACTACCATACCAACAGATATTGAATGTCCAATATGTGTAGAACCTATGATTGATAATGTTGCTACATTATTTCCGTGCAGACATAGATTCCATCGAGCATGTATAAGGCAAGCATTGACTAGCACTGAAAGAAAATGTCCTGTGTGTAGAGCAAATGTAACTAGTATACTTAATTGATCTACCACAAATTTCAAATATAATTTTATATATAATATATATATAATATTAAAATATGCCTTCGCAAAGACGTAGTTCATCTCGACTAAGAAGTTCGGCAGCTAAAAAAATACAAAAACGAATTAGGGGTACACAAACTAGAAAACAAGTAAATAAACTAAGGGCAAGTCGTAAAATTCAGTCAAGAGTTCGCGGAAAACAAACTAGAAAAGTAATAAATAGAGAAAAAAATACTGTGTTAACAATTAATGATTGTCCAATATGTCTTGAACCTTTGACTACAGATGTTCGTATTGCGTTACCTTGTGGACATAGATTTCACGAAGAATGTATAAAGCGTTCATTGACTAGCACTGGTGGAAGATGTCCTAAGTGTAGGGCGGTTGTAACTAATATAAATTATCCTTCTAATGAACGACAAATACAACCACTATTCCAAATACAAGCACAATCACAACTATTAGATTTAGAACCGCTACAACTAATACAACACCTAATAGTACGCAATCAAGAACTAGATGTTATAGAAGAAAGTATAGAACAACTAAGACAACTACTGCCTGATGCGCCAGAAATTCCAAATATAACTTATGAACAGGCAGTAGTTAATGAAGTAACAGCAAATGATACTGAGACTACTTTAAGAAGTCTTTATAATGAAGCATATACTATTTATACTAACTATGAAAGTTTTAACACACACGATAGACCAAGTACTAACGATGAAATAGCGGAACAATACATTGATGCTTTTTTTAATAGAACTTCTAATTTATTAGAAGTTGCAAACTATGATGCGATTAATGCTCTACGAATTTCAAACCATCTTGGTTCACTAATGCTTAGTGGTTATCCTTAATAAGGTTATGTTTTTATAGTCTTATAGTATTTTATAGTATTTTATAGTCTTATATATTATATTATTTATATAATATAATATAATATAAATTTAGTATGCCTTCAAAAAGACGTAGTTCATCGCGTTTAAGAAGTTCAGCAGTAAAAAAAATTCAAAAACGAGTTAGGGGTAAACAAACTAGAAAACAAGTAACCAAACTAAGAGCAAGTCGTAAAATTCAGACAAATTATAGAGGTTTCAAAACTAGAAAAGTAATGAAAAGAGTAAAAAGTAATATGTTAACAGACAACAATTGTTCAATATGTTTAGAACCTTTGACTCAAAATGTTGCTACGGCATTACCTTGTGGTCATAGATTCCATAAAGATTGTATAGTAAATTGGTTATCTAGAAGTCAAGGAAAATGTCCTAATTGTAAGCAACGTATAACTAATATACCCTATATTTATATAGAAGAAGAATTAGAACAAGAACCTGAATATGAACCACTAATATTAGACCCAATATTACGAAGGCAATATATATTAGAACGTATGCGAGAAATAGAATTATGGGAACGCGAAATTGAAGAACTAAGACCACAAGTACCCGACCCTCCAGAAATTCCAAATATAACTTTCAATGATTCATTAAGTAATCAATATAGCGCAGACCAAACCGCATATTATGTACGTAGACTCTATAATGAAGCTTCTTATAATTATAATAACTATAGAAGTTTAAATATAAATGATGAAACATTGGAACAAGATGTTAGTAATATGTTTTTTATAACTTCTGAATTATTAACACGCGCGCGAGACAATTTGCGTAATGCTCAAAGAATTTGCACTCATATAGCAAATATAGAGTTTGCGGAATATATGTAATATATTTTATAGTGTTATATTTTATTATATTTTATTATATTTTATTATATTATATTTTATTATATTATATTATATTATATTATATTATATTATATTATATAATATAATATGCCTTCACCAAGACGTAGTTCATCATCAAGAAAAAAATCAGCAGCTACACGAATTCAAAAACGCGTTAGGGGCAAACAAACTAGAAAACAAGTAACCAAACTAAAAGCAACGCGCAGAATTCAGTCAAGAGTTAGAGGTAACACAACTAGGAAACTAATAACTAGAATAAGAAGTAATATGTTAGTAGATAATGACTGCTCAA